CGAGACATACTCGATCGTGCTGGTCTCAAGGCGCCAGACAAACACATGCACCTCGTTGCTGGCGATATAAAAGTTAACATCGATCTCGGCTAGGGGGTGGGGGGGAAAAACGAGTGATGTAGTATTGCAAGTGGACTACAACAAACATTTTTCTTTCAAAAGGCTCGTAAAAAAAGTATAGTGTGTTTATGGAAGACTTACTAATTAGATCATATAGAACTGTAGAAGCTGCTCTCTTGGATAAAGGGCGCATCACTACCGAGGATGTCCCGCCTGAGTTACTGGCCTACCTGCGGGAGGGTCTCCGTTTAAACCCTGGCGCCCAGCGCGTAGAGCAGGGTGTATTCCCCTTCCCCCTTCCGTCCTTCCTGCAAGGCTTGGAAGTGTCCGAGGATGGACTTGGCCTAGCATACTCCGACTATGTAACCATCGACCTCCCGCAAGAGGACTTTGATGGGGGGAATATTGTAGAGTTTGAATACTCCGATGACCCTTTTGTAGACACAGGCATTATGTCTACTCGGCGACACAAGCGCCTACAGGAAGGTCTGAAAAATATTTTTTCCAAAAAAGACCCGTTTGCTGAAGGGCCTCCAACCATTCGTGATGCCGATGAGTCTTGATCCAAGACTTGTTCGCGCTGGTGTAAAAGGTTATAATAAACCCAAGCGCACACCTAACCATCCTGAGAGTTCGCACATCGTAGTGGCTAAAGAGGGTGAGAAGGTAAAGACTATCCGTTTCGGAGAGCAAGGTGCTTCTACTGCTGGCAAGCCCAAGGCGGGCGAGTCAGAGAAAATGAAGATGAAACGTGCGAGCTTCAAGGCTCGTCACAGAAAAAACATAGCCAAGGGCAAGATGTCGGCGGCTTACTGGGCAGATAAGGTTAAATGGTAATGGCTATCAAACTAGAAAAGATGATGGAAGAGGCTAAAGGTTTAAGGGCTTTTCTAAAACGTGGCAACATTTCTGATACCCAACGTAAGAAGGCTACCCAAGATCTGCGCCGATTGGTGAGGGATATGCGCGCTGTTGAAGGCAATGCCCCTGCTAAAACCCGAAGCAAGCCTGGCGAAATTAAAAAACAAGCTGATGTAAAGAAGGGCGCTAAGGAAAACGCAAAGCGCAAAGTTAACCGTGTCGCTGCTGACAAACCTGCTCGACCTTCTGGTGAGAAGCCTGCTCCTAAAGCTGCTCCTAAAAAACGCGGTCAAACTATTTCGTCTGCTCGCGCAGAGCGTAAGCCTGTAAAGCCAGAGCGTAAGCCTATGAGGGCTGAGCGTAAGCCTGTAAGGGCTGAGCGTAAGCCTGTAAGGGCTGAGGGTGGCCAGTCAAAAGGAAAGCCAGCGCCTGAAATCTCAAAGCAAAAGGCTCCAACAGTCGCACAAAAGTCTGGTCGCAAAGTTTTAGGCACGCTGCTCAAAGGCTTTTCTAAAGTTGCTGGTGTTGCGGGTATGGCAGTGACTGCATACGATATGTATGCTGCCAAGCAGAAGGTTGATACAAGCGTTAAGCAATACGAAGCCAAGGCTCGTGAAATTGCTAAGGCTTCTGCTGCTCTCAAAGCTCCGCCTAAACGCGGGACTAATGTTATGATTGCTGGCCAGAAGGTTAAGCTTCCCTCGACAACATTGAAGGCACTGAAGACAGTTAACGTAAAGTCTCGTGTAATGGACAACCCTGCTAAAGCCATAGAAGCTGCGCCGAAAGACGAGCTAACATTTGGCCAGGCATTTAATAAAGCTCGTCGTGAGCGCATCAAGTCTGGTGCTGACATGAACAAGGCTACCTTCACTTGGAAGGGTAAGAAGTATCATACCCGCACCAAGGAAGAAGAGGCCAAGGCTGAGAAGAAACCTATGAAAGTGGGTAAGCCTGGATACAACCGAAGGAAGGTTAAGTAATGACTAAACTATACAAAACAGATGGTAATGAGTGGATCGGCAAAACCTGCAAGATGCCTAATGGTAACTTGAAGTCTGGCGAAACGCTTACAGAAGATAGCGTCCGCGTTATTACTGCTGAGGAACTGAAAGAGCGTGGCATCGAGCCAATCCCTCACGTTCCCGTAAAGCGTGTGGAGAAAGTTAAAACTAAAAACACTCCCACCTCCCTGCGTAAGCTCGGCCAAGAAGCTACAGACTAATGACTAAGATTAAGGTTTATCGGGGTGAGAGCCTTCTTAAAGCTGGTAGCGCACCCCGCACTAAACGCGAGGGGCAGTGGTTCTCTCCTAATAAAAGAAAAGCTGGTATATACGCACCAAAGGGTGGGAGCGTAATTAAGTCTATGAAAGTTTCTGTAGATGAGGCGTTTGACGCAAAGAAGCGAGCTTTAACTTATCATCAGTCCAAACAATCAAATGGCATGTTTTCTTCGCGTGACCATACGTTTAAACTTACTCCCGAAAAGAAAACTGCCCTAAAAAACTTTAGATCTGAGATTGATTCTCATCGTAAAGATGTTAAGGTGGGTAAGCCTATGTCGTCGATGGTTATGGACGAAGGTATATATAGAAAAGCATCTAAAGCAAAAATTGATTGGGTGGAGACCGCAAAGGTTAATCCTAAGTATGTTGCTAAAGCTGCGGCTAAAACAGCCAGTAAAGCCATTGCTCCATTGGCTGTTGCTTCTGGTGCAGCGACTTTAGTGTCCACGCACAACAAGATAAAGAATAAACAGGGCAGTCGTTATGGCAAGGGTAAAACCTTAATGCAAATCTTTGGTGGCAAGTAATGGCTGAGAAGTCTTTAATCCAAAAACCATACGCTTATTCTGAAGTGCTTGAGGCTAATAAAAGCAAAAACTTCATTAAACGTATTTTAAATTTCAAGTCTGCTCCCGCCCCCTTGCCAGATGCGGCGGGGCGTAAGCAAACACATCGAATGTCTGCTGAATACCTTGGTGAGAAAGGCACAGTTCCAGCCGCCTTTCCTTTGGTTGTTGAGCGCGGTGGAAAGTTAGTTAAACTTAGCAAGTCAGAAGCGGCAGATCACGCCAGAAAAACTGGTGAGTATGTTGCTTTTAAGGATATCAAGTCTGCGGATCAGTTTAGCAGATCCTACAAAACACCAGAGTTTAAGGCATTTTATAATGGCGGTAAATGAAGCAGGTAACTATACTAAGCCTGGGATGCGGAAGAGTCTCTTCAACCGCATCAAGGCTGGTGGCCAGGGCGCTGCTCCTGGGCAGTGGTCTGCGCGTAAGGCTCAGATGCTTGCCAAGCAGTATAAAGCTAAGGGCGGCTCATACACATGAGTTTCGCAAGTTCTCAGAAATCTCTTATTGCCTGGGGCAACCAGAAGTGGCGCACCAAGTCTGGTAAGCCTAGCACTCAAGGTTCTGAGGCTACTGGTGAGCGTTACTTGCCTGAGAAAGCTATTGCATCTTTGAGTTCCAAGGAATACGCTGAGACTACCGCGAAGAAACGTGCGGCTCGCCGCGCTGGTAAGCAGATGTCCGCACAGCCCAAGGGCATTGCAAAGAAGACAAAGGCATATAGAACATAGATAGGAGTAGCTATGACTTTCTTACATACAATCAATCAACAGGAGCGCAACGCTCTGCGCACGATTGTTAAAAAGGTTCACCTCAAGTATCATCCTAAAGAGTTCTGCACAGACTACGAGGCCGACAAGCTGATCGCAACAATCGCACCTGATGTTGTCGAAAAGCTTATCAAGGTCGGGGTGGACTTTAAAATTGACCAACTTTAATTACAAGCCTGATGGCGATACTCTAAAGGAGTTTATGAAAGATGATACTTTCTTTCGTGGTATTCGTGGCCCTGTGGGGTCTGGTAAGTCTGTTGGTTGCTGTGTGGAAGTCTTCCGACGAGCGTTAGCACAGGAGAAAAACGATGAAGGTATTCGCCGTTCTCGTTGGGCTATCATTCGGAACACTAACCCCCAGCTACGAACTACTACAATTAAGACATGGCTTGACTGGTTTCCCGAAGATCAGTGGGGTAGGTTCCAGTGGTCTGTCCCCTACACCCACCACAT